TCAGCGGTTGGTGATGATCAGCTCCCCTTTCGGGCTCGTCGTCTTCCGGCCCACCGTGTACCGCAGTTGCGTCGTCTGTAGATCGAGCCCCTGGAACATCTCGCGCATCTTAGGCACGTCGTTGACGCTGATGACGACCTGCCCTTTCGCTGTCCGAGCCAGCTCGGCCATGCGCTCGTATTGCTCGATGCCGAAGTCGGTACCGTAACCCGCGGTCTCCCAGTACGGCGGGTCGAGGTAGAACAGCGTCTCGGGACGGTCGTAGCGGGTCAGGCACTCCGCCCAGTCCAGGTGCTCGATTACTGCACGCGATAGACGAAGGTGTGCCTGGCTGAGATCCTCCTCGATACGCATCAGGTTGAGCCGGGGTGGGCTGCTGGCTGAGGTCCCGAAGGTCTGACCGTGGACCTTGGCGCCGAAGGCGAGCTTCTGCAGGTAGAAGAACCGCGCCGCACGTTGCACGTCGGTCAGGTGGCGAGGATCCACCTCGCGCTGGGTCAGGTACTCTTCACGGCTCACCAGACTCCAGCGAAACTGGCGCACCAGTTCATCGGGGTGATGCTTGACGATGCGATAGAGGTTCACCAGTTCGCCGTGGGCATCGTTGATCACCTCCACGGGGCTCGGCTCCTTCATGAAGAAGATGGCCGCCCCTCCGCAGAAGGGTTCGACGTAGGTCCGGTGAGGCCGGAACAGCGGCAGAATGGTCTTGGCGAGGCGGCGCTTGCCTCCCATCCATGGGAGGATCGGTTTCATGGTCATCCAGATACCTGTTTATTTATCCAGTATTTGCTATTCTGTCGGTGTCGCTGGATGCGCCAGGAAGGCGTTGTAGATCAGGGACGATCTCGGCGATTCGCGCCCGCAGCCTCACGGCTCGGGCGCTTTTTCGTATCAGCGGGTGGGATCGAGCGGCGCCGCGCCGCCGGCGTCCAATGAGTAGGGGCGGAACTTGACGACCTCCTCGCCCAGGTAGTCGTTGATCTCGCTGAGGGTGGCTTGCAACGGCTCGAGCTCGTTGGCGACGAAGACCCTCGCCGCCTTCTCGATATCGCCGAAGCCGCCGGTGTTGTTGGGGATGATGCCCATCAGCTGCGGCGGGATCCGGTGGCCGGCCAACTGGTCGTCGCGGGTGATGTTCTTGATCGAGGCGAAGTCATCCTTGGCGGCGACCTCGCTGATGGGGATGATCTGGATGCCGTCCTTCTTGCCGTTGGGGCTGTAGAGGAAGAGGTTGCGGAAGTTGCCGACACCCTTCGACTCCTTCAACGCGGACCGCATGGCGTCGATGTCCTCCTGGTTCTGGGCCGCGTCCGAGACGTACATGATGAAGCCGGCGTGGCTGCCGTTGAGGTAGTACTTGCGGCGGAACAGGGTGGCGTTCTCGTTGAGGTAGATCGACTGCAGGGCCCCCAGGTAGTCCGGCACGCCGTAGACCTCCTGGTTGATGTCCGGCTCGAGCAGATGGATCAAGCTGCCCCGGGCGAACTCGCTGCGATCGGCCCAGTTGGGGACCCAGAAGTAGCGCTCCAGGTCGGCCCCGCGACGCACGTACTTGGCCCGGGCCGGGCGCAGCTGCAGCAGCTTGCCGAGGCGCCCGCGGATCTGCTCGAGGTAGCAGTTGCCGAACACCAGATAGTCGGTGGCCAGCGCGCTGAAGACCTGCCGGCTCAGCAGCGGGTGCGGCACGAAGGAGCGCACCAGGATGTTGCGCTTTACCTGGATGGCACTGCCGTGATGGGCGGTGGCGCGATAGGTCTGGGCCAGCGCCGGGAAGTCCACCGGCGGCTCGTACCACTCGCTGCCCAGCATCCAGCACCCGGTGTAGAAGAAGTCGTAGCCATCGGTGACCGGTACCGGATCGCCGAAGCTGAAGGCCTCGGCCCTCGCCGGCGTGGGCACCTGGTCGCCACCGGCGTCGGCGCGGTAGGCCGACACGCGCACCCGGGGCTTCTCTGCAAGCGGCTCGCTCATCCAAACATCTCCATCATTGATCGTCCGGTGCCGTGCTCCGCCGGCCCGTCCAGGGGTTCGTTGTGCAGGGCATGCATGGTCGCCCAGGCCAGATCGGCATGGCCGGTCAGGTTGTTGCGCCCTGCGGTGTAGGTGATCTGGCGGCCCGAGGCGGTGAGTCCGCGCCGGATCGCCATGAACGACTGGGCGAGCTCCGCCCAGCCGGCGTCGAATTCGAGCCGCCCCTTGTTGATGATCTGCTGCGCCTGCATCACCAGGCGGGCCTTGATCTCGGGGGTGTAGCGGTAGCGGGTGACCGTGGGGAAGAACTTGGCGACCAGCTGGGCGACGGCCTCGCCGAGCCCCGAGGTGTCGATGCCGATGAAGGTCACGTTGTAGCGGCGAGTCACGCCGCGGATGAACTCGGCCTGGGCCTCGTAGTCGCTGCCCTTGATGCGGTGCTTCTCGAGGATCCGGTGCTTGCCGTTCATCGCGCGCGGCGGCGCCACTACCACCAGCCCGGCACCATCCCCCTCCTCGCCGTCGCCGGCGGGGTCATAGCCGACCCACACCGGATGCTCGCCATAGGGCCGCGGGGCCAGCGGCTTGATGTCCCGCCACACGTCCCAGCTATCGACCATGCAGCGCTGCATCATCGCCAGCGGGAAGGCCGACTGGGTGTCGTCGACGAACTCGCACATCAACAGGTTCGCGAACTCGTCATCGCTGTACTCGAGGCGCAGCTGGTCGATGTCGAACAGGTCGCAGCCGCCGGCGATGGCGTCCTCGATGGTGACGATCTGGCGCCACTGGCCGTCCGGCCCGCGGGCGCCGTCCCTGAGCGCCGCATGGCCGACATCGATCTTCACCCGGTCGGCCTTCTTGCGCCGCTTGTTGAAGCGCTCGCCGGTCCAGAACGGATAGGCCTCATGGGCCACGCTCGATGGCGTCGAGAAGTAGGTCTGGCGCCACTTCTTGTGCATCGCCATCCCGCTGGTCACCTTGCGGAAGGTCTCGAAGCCGTGGATCCAGAAGTACTCATCCAGGTAGGTGTCGCCGTGGTAGCCCTGGGCCGTCTTGGCGTTGGTGCCCAGGAAGTGCAGCTCGGCGCCATTGGCGAGGATGATCGGGTCGCCCTTGAGCTCGACGCCGGTGACTTCCTTCACGAACTGCACGATGTAGTGCTTGAAGATATGGGCCTGAGCCTTACTCGCCGACATGAAGATCTTGTTCTTGCCGGTCTCCAGGGCATCGGCGATTGCCTCCCGGGCGAAGTACCAGGTCGCGCCGATCTGGCGCGACTTCAGCAGGTTGCGGATCCGCTCATGCTGGCCGGCCCGGTACCAGGTGCGCTGGTAGTCGAATAGCGAGGCCTCGAAGGCCTCGACGATCTGGATCACGCCCTCGTCGCCGACGTCGTTGGTCTTGGGCTTGCGCTTCGGCCCGACGTTGCGCCGATCGATGTTGGGATTGAGGTCGCTCTCCTTCCCGCTGCCCTGATACTTGTGCACCCGGGCCAGCCGCTCGACCTGCCGCCCCAGCAGGTCGATCTCCTTGAAGTCCTTGCCCTCCTTCTGGTCCTTCCAGATCAGCTGAACCAGACGCGCTTCGAGCGCGCCCTCGATCCGCTGGGTGGGAGTGGCGTCGTCCCAGGCATCGCGCTTCTTCCAGCTGTCGATGGTGGCCCGGGGCACGTCCAGGAACTCGGCGATACGCGCGATGCGCCACCCCGTCCAGTACAGGTGCCGGGCGGAGAGGCGTGAAGCGTCGAGGATGTCCAGGTCGGGCGTCGGTGTCGTCATGCCGCCCAGCGTACCCGCGCGCGCGACGGTGCCCTCGCGGGGCTCGGTGTAAGTCGGCCCAGCGACACCGGCAACGCGTTGAGCCCCAACGCCTCTGCGCGGAACCTGACGGCAGCACCGAGAGCCCATGAACCGAGGACACCCCATGCCCTTCTTCCGCGTCGCCACCGAAGGCGCCACCACCGATGGCCGGATCATCTCGCGCGACTGGATCACGCAGATGGCCGGCAACTATGACCCCAAGAAATACGGCGCCCGTGTGTGGATGGAGCACATGCGCGGCATGTTCCATGACGGGCCCTTCCCCGCCCTTGGCGATGTGAAGGCGGTCAAGGCCGAGGAAGTCGAGGAAGGCAAGCTGGGCCTGTTCGCGGACATCGACCCCACCGACAAGCTCAAGCAGATCAACGGCGAGCGACAGAAGGTCTATACCAGCATCGAGGTCGACCCGGACTTCGCCGGCACGGGCGAGGCCTACTTCGTCGGCCTGGCCGTCACCGACAGCCCCGCCAGCCTGGGCACCGAGATGCTCCAGTTCTCCGCCCAGCAGGGCCAGGCGTCACCGCTGGCCGCGCGCAAGCAGAAGATCGACAACCTCTTCACCGCCGCCGTCGAGACCGAGCTGGATTTCTCAGATCCGACGCCTGCGCCCGAGAAGGGGCCCAGCCTGACCGAGCGCGTCACCGCCCTGTTCAAGAAACACGACGCCAAATCCAAGGCCGGATTCGACGCCTTCAGCAAGGATCTGGAACAGACCCTCGAGCTGTTCGTGAAGCGCCACGCCGCGCTGGAATCCGACCTCGAAAAGCGCCCCACCGCCGAGGCCTTCAATGAACTGAAGACCGCCCATGGCGAACTGCAGCGCCGCTTCGACGAGCTCTACACCCGGCTCGACAACGAACCCTCCACCCAACATCACCGCTCCCGCGCCACCGGCAACGACGGCGGCATCGTCACCGACTGCTAAGGAACCGACCCGCTCATGCGCAACGATACCCGCATCCTCTTCAACCAGTTCGCCTCCCAGGTGGCGAAGCTCAACGGCGTGCCGGAAGCCACCCAGAAATTCGCCGTCGACCCCAGCGTCCAGCAGCGCCTGGAGAAGCGCATCCAGGAGTCCAGCGACTTCCTGGGCCGCATCAACATGATCGGCGTCGACGAGCTGAAGGGGGAGAAGCTCGCCCTCGGCGTCTCCGGCCCGATCGCCGCGCGCACCGACGTCAGCCAGAACGATCGCGAGACCCGCGACCTCTCGACGCTGGACGCCAACGGCTACGAGTGCCGCCTGACCGAGTTCGATACCCACCTCGGCTACGGCAAGCTCGACGCCTGGGCCAAATTTCCCAACTTCCAGGCCCTGGTGCGCGATGCCATCGTCCGCCAGCAGGCCCTGGACCGGATCATGATCGGCTTCAACGGCACCTCCGCCGCCGCCCAGACCAATCCGGCCACCAACCCGATGCTGCAGGACGTCAACATCGGCTGGCTCCAGCACTACCGCACCAAGGCCCCGGCCAGAGTGCTCAAGGAAGGCGCCACCGCCGGCACCCTCAAGGTGGGCAAGGGCGGCGACTACGAGAACCTCGACGCCGTGGTCTACGACGCGGTCAACGAGCTGATCGATCCGTGGTTCCGCAACGCCACCGACCTGGTCGCGATCGTCGGCCGCAAGCTGATGGCCGACAAGTACTTCCCGCTGATCAACCAGACCCAGCCGCCCACCGAGCAGCAGGCCATGGACGTGATCATCAGCCAGAAGCGCATCGGCGGGCAGCAGGGCCTCCAGGTGCCGTTCTTCCCCGACAACGCCATCCTGGTCACCACCCTGGATAACCTCTCGATCTACTGGCAGAACGGCGCCCGCCGCCGCTACGTCAGCGAGAACCCCAAGCGCAACCGCATCGAGAACTTCGAATCCTCGAACGACGCCTATGTGGTCGAGGATTTCGGCGCCGGCTGCCTGATCGAGAACATCGAGCTGGGCGACTTCAGCGTCTGATAAGGAGCCACGATGACCAGTCCCGCCCGCCGCCACTTCCAACGGGTCTCCGCCGCGCAAGCGGCGGGAGACGCTGGTGAGACCCCCATGCAGGGCCCCGCCTATGAGCTGATGCAGGCCGCCCTGTTCGAGGACTACCGCCGCCTCAAATCGACCCAGTCGATGGAGCGCAAGGCCGAGATCAAGCGCGAGATCCTGCCCAAGTACGCCGACTACGTCGACGGCGTGCTCGAGGCCGGCCAGGGCGCCCAGGACGACGTGCTGATGCGCGTCATGCTGTGGCGCATCGATGCCGGAGATATCGCCGGCGCCGTGACCATTGCCCGTTACGCCCTCACCCACGATCTCAATCCGCCCGACCAGTTCGAGCGCTCCACCGCGGCGATCATCGCCGAGGAAGTCGCCGACCAGGGCTTGAAGCAGCTCGATGAGGAAGGCGCCGATGTCTTGGCGCTGCTCAAACAGCTGATCGACGCCGAGATCATGACCCGCCAGGCCGACATGCACGACCAGGTGCGCGCCAAGCTGTTCAAGGCCCTGGGCTATGCCCAGCGCGCCGCCGGCCAACTGGTCGAGGCCCAGTCCAGCCTGGAGCGCGCCCTGGCGCTAAACGACAAGGTTGGGGTGAAGAAGGATCTCGAACGCATCGAGCGCGAGCTCAAGCAACAGAACGCCGGCGATCAGGGCTCTCCCCAGAACGGGGCCTGACGCTGCCACCGAGTCGCACGCCGACGTCAGGGGGCGCCGGGTGAGAGCAGGTCGATAGCAGACCCGCTCGTAACCCGGCCCACCCCCTTCAACCAGGAGTCCGGATGAACAGCTTCGTTTCGACCGCTACCACCAGCGCCCCCGCCGCGGAGCCGGTGCAGAACAACGGATTCTGGCCCGACATCGCGCCCGCCGACTTCCGCGATCGCCATCGGCTGGACGGCGCCATTACCGCGGCAAGGATCGAGGGTGCCCTGCTCGCGGCCATCGCCACCGTCAACCGCACCCTGCGCGAATGGCAGGCCCGCCAGGTCGACGCCGGCCACGCCAGCATCGACGAGGTGCCGATCCCCATATGGCAAGCCCCAGGCGTCTACCAGGGACTCTATCAGCGGGCTGTCTACTCCATGGCCCACGCCAGCCTGATCGAACGCTACGCCGACTACGACACCACCAACAGCGGCCGCGAGCGTGCCGAGAGCCTGGTGGACCCGGCGGACAGCTACCGTCGCGATGCCGTCTGGGCGATCGCCGAGATCGAAGGCCGGCCCCACAGCACCATCGAGCTGATATGAACGACGTCCCTGTCGTTCACCCGTCGGGCCAGCGCTTCGCGCTGTTCCAATCCCCTCCCGGAGGATTGGTCTGATGCCTCGCACGGCCTATGCCCAGCAGCACGACACCCTCGACGCCATCTGCCATCGCGTCTTCGGCCGCACGGCAGGTGTCACCGAGCAGGTGCTTGAGCTCAACCCCGGCGTTGCCGACCTCGGCCCGACCCTGGCCCAGGGCACGCCGGTGCAGCTGCCCGAGGCCACGCCACAGCCGCAGCGCTCCCCCACCGTGCAGCTGTGGGACTGAACCTATAAACGCGCCCGGCTAACGCCAAACCAGCGCGATAACCAGCGCCACAAGACGCGCGAAGTACGCAGAGGAACCTATGGCAGAGCCCAGCACCGCCACCGCCGTCGCCACCGCCACCGGACTCGCCGCCCTGGTCGGCTGGTTGCCGGGCGTCGACGCCAATGCCGTCATCGGCGCCTTCTGCGGCGCCACGCTGTTCGTGATCAGCGCCAAGGACCTGCCGATCGTCGTGCGCCTGATCTACCTGCTGATCAGCCTGCTGATCGGCTACCTAGGAGGCCCGCCGGTGCTGGGCCAGTGGGTTCCGCACAGCGCGGTGTCGGCATTCATCGCCAGCGCCACCGCGGTGACCGCGGGACTGCGCGCCATCGAAGGGGTCAAGACACTCGACATCAAGTCGCTACTGGGAGGCCGCAAGTGACCACCCCCACCCTCGTCACCCTGCTCTGTGCCCTGCTCATCTGCGTTCGGCTGCTGACCTTTCGCCGCCGCGGGGCCCGCTACCGGCTGGGCTATTCCTGCACCGCCTGGCTGCTGATCGCCGGCACCGGCACCGTGGCCATCCGCATCATCACCCAGAGTGGCTATCCCGCCGGCTGGGGCATCGCCCTGGTCATGGCGGTGCTGGCCTGGCTGGTAGTGCGCGCCCGGGGCAACGTCGCTCACGTCATCAAGCTCAGGAGGCTGTGATGCTGCTACGCCATGGAGACACCGGCTACCGGGTCGAATCCCTGCAACGCGACCTGGTGCGCGCCGGTCACAGCCTCGCCATCGATGGCTGGTATGGCGACGAGACCGAAGCCGCGGTGCGTGCGGTCCAGCGTCAGCATGACCTGGTCATCGATGGCCTCGCCGGCCCCAAGACCCGCGAGGCCCTGCACCGCGGCGAACCGGATCCCCTCGCCCTGTGCCAGATCGACCTGGTGCTGGCCGCCGAGTATCTGGGTGTCGAACTCGCGGCGATCATGGCCGTCAACGAGATCGAGTCGCGGGGGCGTGGCTTTCACCCCAGCGGCGAGCCGGTGATCCTCTTCGAGCGCCACATCATGCGCCGCCGGCTGATCCACCACGGCATCGACCCAGTGCCCTGGCAGCGCCGTCAGCCCGACATCGTCAACGACAAGCCCGGCGGCTACGTCGGCGGGATCCGCGAGCACCGGCGACTGGACCGCGCCCACGCCATCCATCCGGCCAGCGCCTGGGAGTCCGCGTCCTGGGGTACCTTTCAGATCATGGGCTTCCACTGGCAGACGCTGGGCTACGAGAGTGCCGAAGCCTTCGTCATCGCGATGCAGCGCGACGAGGCCGCCCAGCTCGACGCCTTCGTACGCTTCATCGCCGCCGACCGAGGGCTCCATGCCGCCCTGCGTCGCCGCGACTGGCGTGACTTCGCCCGGCGCTACAACGGCCCGGCCTTCGCGAAGAACGACTACGACACCAGGCTCGCCGCCGCCTACCGACGCCACTCCCGGGACCTGGAGATCGCCGCATGACCCGGTTCCGCCTACTCGTCGCCGCCCTGGTGCTGGCCACCACCGCCACCGGCGGCTGGTTGGCCCGGGGCTGGCTCGAGGACAGCCAGCGCCTCACCGCCGAGCGCTCCATCGAACAGGCTATCGCCGCCGCCATGGCTCGCGAGTCCGAGATCGCCGGTGCCGTCGAGGCCAGACTGGCCGAGCTCGAGGCCAATGAGCGCATCATCGATCGAGGGATCATCCGTGAAATCGAGAAGCCCATTTATCGGCGCGTTTGCCTTGAGCCTCGCCTTGTCCGGCTGCTCAACGACGCCGCCGCCGGCCGCGCCCCCGCTTCAGCAGACGTTGCTGACACCCTGCCCAACGACGCTGCCACCGCTGACTGACGGCACCGCCCGGGACGTGGCGCTGACACTGCGCGGCTGGGCCAGCCAGTACCACGGCTGCGCCACGCGCCATAACGGCCTGATCGAGTCCCTGGATCGCCGCCAACGAGACGCTCGCCCATGAAGAAGCTGCACCTGCTGCGCAAGCACCTGATCGCCGCCGTGCCGGCCCTCGCCCGGGATCCCGACCGCCTGCTCACCTTCGTCGAGGAGGGCAGCATCGAGTTCCACCGCGGCCCCAACCTCTCCCACGAGTACGCCTTCGCCGCCCAGCTGGTCCTGACCGACTTCGCCGAGGACCTGGATACCGTCATGCTGCCGCTGCTGCAGTGGCTCGCCGAGCATCAACCGGACGTCGATCCTGGGGAGGCGCTCACCTTCGAGGCCGAGATCCTCAGTAACGACGCCGTCGACCTCGCCCTGCGCCTACGCCTCAGCGAGCGGGTTATCGCCCGGGTGGACTGCGACAGCGGTCGCATCGAGGCCGAGCACGTCACCCTGCGCTTCGAGCGCGATACCTGCCCCGCCGCCCAGTGGCAGCTTTATACCCGCGAGCCCGGCGAGGACGACTGGGCCCTGGCCAGCGCCTGGGAGGCTGAAAATGGCTGACGACCTGCAGGAGCTGGCCGACTGGGCCGGGCCCTTATTGGCCCGGCTCGACGCCAAGGAGCGGCGGGCCCTGGCCCGATCCCTGGCGCGCGAGCTGCGCCGCGGCCAGCGCGAGCGCATCAAGGCCCAGCGTAATCCCGACGGTAGCGAATTCGCGCCCCGCCAGCCCCAGAAGTGGCGCGCCCGCCAGGGCGGCATCCGCCGCCGGGCGATGTTCGGCAAGCTGGCCACCGCCAAGTGGCTCAAGGCCACTGCCCAGGGCGACACCGCGGTGGTGGGCTTCTTCGGCAATGTGGCGCGCATCGCCAAGACTCACCAGTATGGCCTGCGTGACCGGGTCGACCGCAACGGCCCCACCATCGAGTACCCGCAACGCGAGCTGCTCGGCTTCACCGAGGCGGATCGGACGCGGATCCGTGACGCCTTGATCGAGCACCTCGCCTCGGTGTAAGTCCCCACAGTCACACCCGCCACCGCTTCGCGCACTCCGCGCCGGCCCGCACGATAGCGGGCATGAACCTCGTCGAACTGCTGCGCCTCATCCATAACCTGATCCGCCTGGGCACCATCGCCGAGGTGGATCATACCCGTGCCCAGGTGCGCGTCCAGTCCGGCGAGCTGCTGACCAACTGGCTGCCCTGGATCGAGGCACGCGCCGGTACCACCCGCGACTGGGACCCGCCCACCCGGGGCGAGCAAGTCGTGGTGTTCTCCCCCGGTGGCGACCCCGCCGCCGGCTTCGTGATCAGCGGGCTGTTCTCCGACGCCCACCCGGCGCCGGCGGATAGCGCCGACCTGTGGCGGCGGCTGTTTCCGGACCAGGCGCTGTTCGAGTACGACCACGCGGCCAGCCGGCTGCGCATCAACCTGCCCGGCTCCATCGAGATCAGCGCCCCCGGCGGCACCGCCTGGGTCGGCGACATCAACCACCAGGGCGCCATGAGTCGCGAGGGAGCCTACGACCAGCAGGGCGGCAGCCTGACCCACAACGGCAAGAACGTCGGCCACGACCACGCCCACAAGGGCGTCGTCGCCGGTAACAGCAACACCAAGGGGCCCGTGTGATGCCTGGAATGAACGCCAGCAGCGGCCGTGCCATTGAGGGCATCGCCCACATTCAACAGTCAGTGCGCGACATCCTGACCACGCCGCTCGGCTCGCGGGTCATGCGCCGCGACTATGGCTCGCTGCTGCCCGAACTGATCGACCAGCCGCTGCACGGAGCCACCGCCCTGCGCACCTACTCGGCCACCGTCGTCGCGCTGATGAAGTGGGAGCCGCGGATCCGCGTGCAACGCATCACCCGCCTGGCGCCCGCGGACCGCCCCGGCACCCTGGTGCTTGAGATGACCGCGCGGCGCACCGACACCGAAGAGCCCATCGAGCTGAGCGTGCCCCTGGGCAGCGCCGCCGGAGGCCTGACATGAGCAGCCCGATCGATCTCTCCCGCCTGCCGGCGCCCGATGTCGTCGAGGTCCTGGACTTCGAAGCCGTCCTCGCTGAGCGCAAGGCCGCCCTCGTCGCCCTCTATCCCGCCGACGAGCAGGACGCCATCGCCGCCCTTCTCGAGCTCGAATCCGAGCCGCTGACCAAGCTCTGCGAGGAGAACGCCTATCGCGAGCTCCACTGGCGTCAGCGGGTCAACGAGGCGGCGAAGGCCGTCATGCTCGCCCATGCCCGCGACGGGGACCTCGACCAGCTGGCCGCCAACTACAACGTCGAGCGCCTCACCATCGCCCTCGGAGATCCCTCGGCCGTGCCGCCGGTACCGCCGATCCTGGAATCTGACGAGGATCTCCGCCTGCGTGCCCAGCGTGCCTTCGAGGGGCTGTCGGTAGCCGGTCCGCGTGGTGCCTACGTCTTCCACGCCCTGAGCGCCGATGGTCGAGTGGCCGATGCCACGGCGATCTCGCCCGCCCCCTGCGAGGCCCTGGTCACCGTGCTGTCCCGGCTGGGCGATGGCACCGCCGACCAGGACCTGATCGACACCGTGACGGCCGCGCTCTCCGCCGAGGACGTGCGGCCGGTCGGCGACCGCCTCACGGTGCAATCGGCAAGCATCGTCGCGTACAGCGTCGTGGCCGTGCTCTACCTCTACCCCGGGCCGGAGCAGGAGCCGATCCTCGCCGCCGCCCAGGCCGCCCTGGATGCCTACGTCTCCACCCAGCGCCGCCTCGGGCGCGATATTCGCCTGAGCGCGGTCTACGCCGCCCTGCACGTTGAGGGCGTCCAGCGCGTGGAGCTTGTGAGCCCCGCGGCTGACGTGGTGCTGGACGAAACCCAGGCCGCCCACTGCACCGGTACCAATGTCTCGATCGGGGGCAGCGATGAGTAACGCCCGCCGCCCGCTCCTGCCGCCCAACGGCACCCCGCTCGAGCGTGCCGCCGCCGAGGCCCTGGCCGAGATCCAGCGGGTTCCGGTGCCACTGCGGCAGCTGTGGAATCCGGCAACCTGCCCCGTCCACCTGCTGCCCTACCTCGCCTGGGCCTTCAGCGTGGACCGCTGGGACACCAGCTGGTCGGACGCCACCAAGCGCGGCGTCATCAGCGCCGCGTTCTACGTCCACCAGCGAAAAGGGACGATCTCGGCGTTGCGCCGGGTCGTCGAGCCCCTCGGCTATCTGCTCGACGTCGAGGAGTGGTGGGAAACAACGCCCGAAGGCACCCCCGGCACCTTCGCGCTGCGCATCGGCGTGCTCGATACCGGCATCACCGATGGCATGTACACCGAGCTGACCCGCCTGGTCGACGACGCCAAGCCGCTCACTCGCCATATCACGGGCCTCGACCTGCTCGGCGAGAGCCGTGGCCACCTCTACCTCGGCAGCGCGGTATACGACGGCGAGGTCACCACCGTCTACCCCTATGCCGCTCCCGAGGCCCAGAGCGCCGGGCCGATCTACATCGGTGCCGGCCTCGACGTACTCGACACCACCACCGTCTACCCGTCCCCCTGACAGCCAGGAGAGCCAATGCCCAGCTTCTACACCCTGCCCACGGCCCTCGGCGAGGCGAAGATCGCCAACGCCATCGCCCTGGGTACCCAGGTCAACATCAGCGAGCTCGCCGTCGGTGACGGCGGTGGCAGCCTACCCACGCCCGACAGCGACCGCACCGCCCTGGTCAACGAGCTGCGCCGGGCGCCGATCAACCGCATCGAGGTGGACGACGAGAACCCCAACTGGATCGTCGTCGAGCAGATATTGCCCCCCGACGTAGGCGGCTGGACGGTCCGCGAGCTCGGCCTACTGGATGACGACGGCAACCTGATCGCCTACGGCAACTATCCCGAGACCTACAAGCCGGTGCTCAGCGAAGGCAGCGGCCGCACCCAGACCATCCGCTTCGTGATGCAGGTCTCGGACACCGCGGCGGTGACGCTGAAGGTCGATCCCTCGGTAGTGCTGGCTACGCGGGAGTACGTCGATGGTGAGATCGACAAGCATGAACAAAGTCGTAATCACCCGGCCGCCACTGAGTCCGCTCAAGGAATGATTCAGCGAGCCACTAGCGCCCAGGCTAAGGCTGGAAGCGATAACACTCGGGCCATGACTCCGCTGCGAGTTTTAGAGGCTTTTTCTCAGTTCGGCATAGGGGGTACACCTTATTCAATAAAAACCTTTAACAACGCAAATGATGCAAAAGTTAATGGTCTTTATGGGTGCCCTGGTGTTTCTGGGGATAACTATAAAGATAGATACGGTGCGCTGCTAGTAGCTAACAGAGGACATTCTAATTCCAGTCAGACATTTCAGATAAACTTTGGCGATTTCGAGATTTCTACTCGAGGCACCTCAGATGGTGGTGATACATGGTCTAAATGGACCTCATTTGCTAGCACAGAAATGGTAGCTTCCATGATCGCTGATGCTAGATCATCTAATCAGTTTTCAGAATATGATTCTGAACGTGTTTATAGAACTGGTGAAATTGCCCTAGGTTCTGATGGTGTTTTTTATGAGTTCTACGACAGGGATCAGTCTGGAACGGTGCAGAATGTTGATCCCATCCTCTCGGCTAACCGACCTCACATCTGGATGGAGTGGCACGGTGTACGTCCGGGGACTGTTATTGAATGGCGTTCGGAAACGCTGCCGGAAGGCTATGTCGAGAACGATGGCGCTGCAATCAGTCGAGCCGATTATCGGCGAATATTCAGCGTCTTTGGGACGATTCACGGGGTAGGCGATGGGTCGACAACGTTTAACCTCCCAGATGATAGAGGGGAATTTAAGAGGGGCTGGGATCATGGTAGGGGAGTTGACTACGGTCGCGCATTAACAAGCGCTCAGGGAGATAAATTTAGGTCTCACAGTCACCGCATTGAGAGAGCATTGAACCAGACGGGTTTTGACTCAACCGGCGGAAACATGATGACCACCGTCGATAACAATGTGGCAGACCCAAGTGGATCGATCTCTAGCACTAATATTCATCATGAAGGCGGCAGTGAAACTCGGCCACGAAACAACGCGGTTATCTACCTGACCAAGATTTGAGGACTAGTGATGCGAATTTGGGACATTAACCCAGCCGACCAGACCGTCATCGATCCTGATGGCCGGGATTGTCCGTTGGACCCCATGAGTGGCCAGCCCAAGGTGCCCGGCAATGCCATGACCGAGTTCCCGCCGGCTACTGGTGAGAATGAGGCGGCGAAGGTTATCGACGGCGCTTGGCAAGTCGTGCCGGACTGGCGGGGCCACGTCTACTGGCTGGCCGATGGCAGTCGTCACGAGATCACCGAGCTGGGCGTCGAGCCGCCAACAGATGCTTTGGGCGAGGCGCCACCCGAGCCGATAGCCGATGCCGCCATGAAGGCTATAGCGAGAGTCAACGCCGGCTATACCCAGGCCATGGCGACGATCCTGGTGGAGTACCCCGACGCCGAAACGTTGTCTTTCGACAAACAGGAGCGCGAGGCTCGCACCTGGAGCGAGTGGCAAGAAAACGGCGGCATCGAGCCGGCGACGCCGTACCTCGACGCCATGCTCGATGAACGGCCGATCGGAAAGGGCGAGCTGGTGACGCGTATTCTCGCCAAGGCCGACGCTTTCGTCGCGGCGCACGGCGCCGCCACTGGGCGACGCCAGCGCCTCGAGGACGAAATTGGGGGTGCGTTACTTGATGAAGACCGAGGTAAACTCGAAAGCATAAGCTGGTAACGTCTTAGCTAAGCCATCAGCGTTTTGGCCGGCTATAGTCGGCCAGAACATTTTGGTGTTTTATCAATGCTTGCTGTGCACCCGGTTCGAAACTTTTGAGGTCAGACCAATACAATGCATAAACACGAAAGGTGCAAAAAGCGGTAGAGTGATGGTTAAGAACAAAGTCGGAAAAAAAATCTTCCCCAAGCCTGTCTTTCGTCGGATGAGCATAGTATTTATCACGTATTTTCTTCAGTGACGTCGAGAAACCAGAAGAAAAAACAATCTGGCTATCCAAATACGGGCTTTCATCTCGAACGGCATTCATACCGCATTCCTCGATGTGATTAAGAATCTGCTTCGTGGCTATTTGTCGATGATTTTTTCCAGGTTTCTCTTTGCTTTCACTAGCAATTCTTTTAGCCAACTCATCTTCTGGAAAATTCACGCCCAGCCTCCTCTCTATCGAGACGCACAGCTTCAATATCTCGTACAAATGAGCAGCCCATGCTATATAACGATCGACCGCTATAAATCCATCCAGGCTACCCTCCTTTTCACCATCTACTATGTACTTCTCCTGGTGATGAAAAAAAGATTCGAGAGCCAAACGGCACTTAGTCGCCTCCTGATTAAGAAGGCCATAATGACTAGAAAAATCGGGCATGCAGTACTCCAAAGTCTCGTTTACCTTGTTCGATTCTAGATTGTGCGGTGTGAATCCCGCCACTTACACCCGCCGCCGCTTACCCCTGCACTCCCTGCGCCGCATGATACCAGCGTGATTTCACGTTTCCGCTGAACCGTACCAAGCCCTGCGCAGGAGCCCACATGGCAATCGACTATCACCATGGTGTGCGCGTCATCGAGATCAACGAAGGCACGCGCCCGATCCGTACCGTCAGCACGGCGGTGATCGGCCTCGTCGCCACCGCCGACGATGCCGACGCCGCCTTCTTCCCCCTGGACACCCCGGTGCTGGTCACCGATGTCTACGAGGCGCTCGGCAAGGCCGGCACCACCGGTACCCTGGCTCGCTCCCTGGATGCCATAGCCGACCAGGCCCAACCGCTGATCGTGGTGGTGCGCGTCGCTGAGGGCGTCGACGAGGCCGAGACCAAGGCCAACGTCATCGGCGGGGTCGACGCGACCACCGGCAAGAAGACGGGCATGAAGGCGCTGCTTTCGGCCCAGCAGTCGTTCGGCATCAAGCCGCGCATCCTCGGCGTGCCGGAGCTCGACGACGCCGACGTAGCCGCCGAGCTGATCGGCGTGGCTCAGCAACTGCGAGCGTTCGCCTACGTCAGCGCCTTCGGCTGCGCCACCGTCGACGAGGTAGTGATGTACCGCGAGAACTTCGGCGCCCGGGAGTGCATGGTCATCTGGCCCGAGTTCACCGGCTTCGACACCACCGCCGGCGAGACCGTCGAGCTCTCCGCCGTGGCCCGGGCCCTCGGCCTGCGCGCCCAGCTGGACGAGACCGTAGGCTGGCACAAGACGCTGTCGAACGTACCGGTGAACGGCGTCAGCGGGCTATCGAAGGAGGTCTACTGGGACCTGCAGAACCCGGCAACCGATGCCGGGGTGCTCAACGCCGCCGACGTCACCACCCTGATCAACCAGGGCGGCTTCCGGTTCTGGGGCTCGCGCACCTGCGACACCGATGGCCTCTTCCCGTTCGAAAACTACACCCGCACCGCCCAGGTAGTGGCCGACACCATGGCCGAGGCTCACCTGTGGGCCGTCGACAAGCCCATGCACGCCTCGCTGGTGAAGGACATCATCGAGGGCATCAACGCCAAGTTCCGCGAGTGGAAGGCGCTGGGCTACATCATCGACGGCAATGCCTGGTTCAACGAGCAGGCCAACAGCGAAACCACCCTCAAGGCCGGCAAGTTGTACATCGACTACGACTACACCCCCGTGCCGCCTCTCGAAAACCTCATGTTCCAGCAGCGGATCACCGACCAGTACCTAGTCGACTTCGCCGCACGGATCAACGGCTAACCACCGGTTCTGCACCGGGAACCCATAGGAGGCGCCAACGATGGCACTGCCCAAGAAACTCAAAGACCTGAACCTGTTCGGCAACGGCGACAACTGGCAGGGCCTGGTCGACACCCTGACCCTGCCAGCCCTGGCGCGCAAGATGGAGGAATGGCGCGGCGGCGGCATGGATGCCCCGGTCGATATCGACCTGGGCATGGAGAAGCTCACCTTCGAATGGACCATCGGCGGCCTGGTGCCGGCGATCTTCGACAACTTCGGCACCAACCGCCTCGACGCCGATCTGTTGCGCTTCGAGGGCTTCTACGAGCGCGACGACGTGGGCCAGACCTCCTCCGTCACCGTGGTGGTGCGCGGCCGCCACCAGCAGATCGCCATGGGCGACGCCAAGACCGGCGACAACACCGCCCACCAGATCACCACCACCTGCAGCTACTACAAGCTCGAGATCGACGGCGCCACCGTCATCGAGATCGACGTGCCGGGCCTGGTATTCAAGGTCAACGGAGAGGACCGCTATGCCGAGCGCCGCAAGGCGCTTGGCCTGTAAGGGCATGTCTGTAACCCCCAAACCCACATGAGCGCGCCGGCTGCAGCGGGCGCGCCGCCCATCACTCTCCCATTGCATAGGAAGACACCATGACCAAGGCACAGACCGCCCAGGCCATCAGCGAGACCATCACCCTCGACACGCCGATCGCGCGCGGCGATACCACCATCGACGAGATCATCGTGCGCAAGCCGACCTCAGGCGAGCTGCGTGGCGTGGCCCTGTCCGACGTGCTGCAGCTCCAGGTCGACGCCCTGGTGAAGATCACCCCGCGGCTGTCCAGCCCGGCGCTGACCGAGCCCGAGATGCGGAACCTGGACCCCGCTGACCTAGTGCAGATCGGCGGAGTCATCGCCGGTTTTTTGCTGACGAAGCGGGCCAAGGGCGAGACCGCGTAAGTCTGCCTGAGCACGTCGAGGAGGCGATGGCGGATCTCGCCGTCACCTTCCACTGGACGCCGGCGGACTGCGCCGGCTTCTCCCTAACCGAACTGATGCAATGGCGCGACCGCGCCCGTCGCCGCACCCAAGGCGACGACGACTGACAGGAGCCGCCGGTGGCCAAACCGCTCAAACTCGAAGTGCTGCTGGGAGCGATCGACAAGGCCACCGGCCCGCTCAAGAAAATCACCGAAGGCAGCGGCCAGACCGCCCAGGCACTCAAGGCCAGCCGGGATGAGCTGCGCACCCTGGAGCGTGCCCAGAAGGACCTCAGGGGCTTTCGCCAGCTCAAGCAGCAATCACAGCAGACCAGCACCGCGCTCGAGGAACAGCAACGCGAGATCCGCGAGCTCTCGCGCCAGATGGAACATGCCGAGGGCAGCACCCAGGCGCTGTCTCGCAAGCGGGACGCCGCCATCCGCCAGGCCCGCAAGCTGAAGGAGCGCTACGAGGCCGAACAACGGCAGCTGCAGCAGCTGCGCACCTCCATGCACCGGGTAGAAGGCGTCACCGGCAGCTACAGCGATCAGCAGCGCGAACTGACCCGCCGGATCCGCGAGGCGAACGATCAGCTCGCCGCTCAGCAGCGCGAGCTCAGCGAGACGGCTCGCCGCCAACGCCAGGCGGCCGATGCCGCCAAGCGCTACCAGCGGGCCACGGCCCGCGGCGGGCGCATCGCCGGGGCCGGGGCCGCCGGCGCGGCCACCGGCGGCGTTGCGCTGACCGCCATGAGCGCTCAGGCACTCAGCAACCAGCGAGGCGGCGCGCGTCTGGCCGCACAATTCGGTGAGGGCATCGAGGCCGCCGAGCGTTATCGCGAGGTGATCACCGGCGTGTACCGCACCGGTCGCGGCGGTGGGCTCGAGGAGGTGACCAATGCCGTGGGCGCCCTGGGCGCGGCCTTCGGGTCATTGGAGACCCAATCCAGCGCCCAGCTACAGGCGATCACCGAGCGCGCCCTGACGCTCTCAGACGCCTTCGGTATCGACGTGACCGAGGCCGCGCAGACGGCCGGCATCATGGTCCAGAACGGCCTGGCCAAGGACGCCACCGCCGCCTTCGACCTGATCACGCGAGGCTTCCAGGAAATCTCGGTCGGCATGCGTGACGAGCTGCCGGAGATCCTCCACGAGTACTCGACCAACTTCCGGGCCCTGGGGCTCGACGGTCAGCAGGCCATGAACCTTCTGGTGGCTGCTGCCGACCAGGGCAAGTTCGCCCTCGACAAGACCGGCGACGCCCTCAAGGAGTTCACCATCCGCGGCTCGGACATGAGCGACTCTACCCTCGAGGCCTACGAGGCAATCGGGCTGAACGCCGAGCAGATGGCCAACGCCATCGCCAGCGGCGGCGACCGAGCCCACCAGGCTCTGCTGACCACGGCTCGCAGCCTGCTCGACATCGAGGATCCCGCCAGGCGGGCCAATACCGCCATCGCGCTGTTCGGCACACCGATCGAGGATCTCTCCGTCGATCAGATCCCGAAGTTCCTGCAGGCACTTTCCGGCACCGAGGACCGGCTGGGCCGAGTCGTCGGCGCGACCCGCGAGATGGGCGAGACCCTGGACAACAACGCCGGCGATGCCCTCAAGCGCATCCAGCGCGCCTTGTCGGGCACCTTCATGGGGGTACTGAGCGACGCGCAGGACGAGATCATCGCGGTGAGCAACGCCGTGACCGGCTGGATCGAGGAAAATCCCGAGCTGGCCAGCACCCTCGCCAAGGCCGCCGCTGCCGTCGCGGCGCTGGTGGCCGTGGGCGGGACGCTGATGGTGGTGCTCGGTTCCATCCTCGGACCCATTGCGGCCGTGCGCTACGCCCTCACCCTGCTTTCCCTCAACCCGGCATCGCTCACCATCATGGGCATCGTCGCCGCGGCGGCCGCCCTCGCCGCCGGTGCCTACCTGATCTACCGGAACTGGGACAAGATCAGCGCCTGGTTCGGCCAGCGCTGGGACGACGTCAAGGCGGCATTCTCCGGCGGCATCGGCGAGATCATGCGGCTGCTCGCCAACTGGTCACCGATCGGCCTGATCTACCGCGGCGTCACCGCCGGCCTCGAGGCGATGGGCGTCGAGGTACCGACCAAGTTCAGCACCCTGGGCGGCGCCATCATCGACGGCCTGGTAGGCGGCATCACCGGCGGCCTGAGTTCCCTCGGCGACGCCATCATGGGGATGGGCGAGAGCATCAAGAACTGGTTCAAGGACGCCCTGGGCATCAACTCGCCCTCGCGGGTGTTCGCTGGGTTCGGCTCCAACCTCCTCGAGGGCCTGGTCAACGGCATCGATGCCAGCTGGCAGACGCTCAAGGACGCCATCGGCAATACCGCCGATGCGGTGGTCGGCTGGTTCAAGGACAAGCTCGGGATCAACTCACCCTCTCGAGTGTTCGCCGAGCTGGGCGTGCACACCGTCGACGGCTTGAACGTGGGCCTCGATCGGCAACGCGATGAGCCCGCCAAGCGGGTGCGCGACATCGCCCAGCGGGTCGCCCGGGCCGGAGCCGGCCTGGCCATCGGCAGCCTGGCAATGCCAGCCGCGGCGGATATCCCCATCGACCGTCGCCCGGCACTGTCCGCCCCGGCATCCAGCGCCCAGGCCGCCGGCGACAGCATCACCATCCACGTGCACGGCGCCCCAGGACAGGACGCCACGACACTGGCCCAGGAAGTCCACCGGATCCTCGAGCAACGCGACCGCGAGAAAGCCGCGCGCCGTCGCTCGTCGCTGCGCGATATCGACTGATTCCACCACCAGGAGCACACCCGATGCTGATGGCCCTTGGCATGTTCGTCTTCCAGACTCGCTCCGTGCCCTACCAGCAACTGCAACGCGCGACTCAGTGGCGCCACGCCAGCCAGTCGCGGGTCGGCGATCGCCCGGCCTACCAGTTCGTGGGACCCGGGGCCGACACCATCACCCTATCCGGCACCCTGCTGCCTGAGTTCACCGGCGGCAGGCTCGACCTAGACGAGATCCGCGACATGGCCGACGAGGGCAAGGCCTGGCCGCTGGTCGAGGGGACCGGCCGGCAGTATGGCCTGTGGGTGATCACCGGCGTCAACGAGACCTCGAGCACCTTCTTCCGCGATGGCGCGGCCCAGAAGATCGAGTTCACCATCACCCTCGAGCACGTCGACGACCAGCGCACCGACATGATCGGCAACCTCACCACCTACGTCATCGCCCGATTCGCGGGGTCCTTCGTATGAGCTCGTCCCGCGACAACGCCACGCCCTACCGCTACCGGCGCCCGAGCTATCGCCTCACCCTCGCCGGCGAAGACATCACCCCGCGCCTGAACGGCCGCCTGATCGATCTGCGCCTGCGCGAGCAACGCGGCCTCGAGGCGGACCAGCTGGACATCACCCTGGCCGACCACGACGGCGCCCTGGCGCTGCCCCGGCGTGGCACCGCGCTGAGCCTGGCCTTCGGATGGAAGGACGAGGGACTGATCGACAAGGGCCTGTTCACGGTGGACGAGGTTCAGCACAGTGGCTCACCCGATCAGCTCACCCTGCGCGCACGCTCGGCCGACATGCGTGGCGAACTGCCCGGCAAGCGAACCTTCAGCTGGCATGACCTGACGCTGGAGGAGATCGTCGAGACCATCGCCAAGCGCCATGACCTGGATCCGGTGATCGGCCAGACCCTGGGCGGCATTCGCCTTGAGCACATCGACCAGACCGAGGAATCGGACCTCAACTTCCTGACGCGCCTCGGTGAGCGCTTTGACGCCATCGCCGCGGTGAAGGCCGGGCGCATGCTGTTCACCCTCGCCGGTGAGGCACTCACCGCCAGCGGACTGACAATGCCGGCGATCAGCCTGACCCGGAGCGACGGCGACCAGCACCGCTACAGCATCACCGATCGCGACAGCTACAGCGGCGTGAAGGCCTATTGGAACGACACCCAGGGCGCCGAACGCCAGATCGTCATGGCGGGAAGCGATGACAATGCCAAGCAGCTGCGTCCGACCTACGCAAGCCGGGCCGATGCGCTGACCGCCGCCCGGGCCGAATGGCGGCGCCTACAGCGCGGGCTGGCCGAGTTCGAGCTGACGCTGGCCCACGGGAGAGCGGACGTGCTGCCCGAGTCACCGCTGGCGGTGCACGGGTTCAAGCCGGAGATCGACGCGACGCCCTGGTTGGTCACGGTGGTTGAGCACACGCTCGGCGATAGCGGCTTCGGGACGCGGATTCGCTGCGAGGTGAGTGGCGCTCCAACGAAAGCGTAACCCTTTCGGCTGGTAGCGTGGACTGCTTCACAGCGGGCCTCCAAGCTCGAGAAGCACTGCTCCCCTTGAACTTTTTGCAAGTTGCCCCGAGCTACAAAGATCAGCCATGTCCTTGGCTGGGCCGATCAGGCTATGGGCGTTCTCGCGAACCAATTGCACCTTGGGAGTAGAAGCTGATGAAGACTTGTTTGCACTGCAACGGTGAGGGTGTAACGCCCTGCCCAGAATGTAATGGGGGCCATTCTGAAGTGAAATGCCCTACTTGTGGCGATTTGGGGCTTACTCCTGACGTGGAAGCCGAAAAGGCCAGAAGCTGCACGACCTGTGATGGCGAGGGATTGGTCGACCCTGAACACTGCTCTCGATGCGCAGGAGATGGCTCCATCGATTGCAAGCCCTGTAACGGAATTGGCGAAATAGAAGAAGATGCCTGTCTGACTTGTGGTGGCTCAGAGGTCGTGGACTGTAGAGACTGCAGCGGAAAAGGCGACGTCGAGTGCAGCGAGTGCGATGGCGAAAACCCTTTCTGCGATGAATGCGACGACAACGGTCGAGCCTCATGCGACGAGTGTGATGGAACGGGTGAAGTCGAATGCCCACACTGTCTCGAAGCAGCCTAAGTGAGAGCCCCGGCCAACTCTGGCCGGGGCATCCCCGTGACGCATACATCAGGCGGACCACCCGCGGCGGAGCGCAGTATGCTCGGCGTCACACTATCACCCTATGCCACTCCACCACCACGTCGCTGAACGAGAACCGTGGCACGTGATGTGCGAGATGAGCCACACCCTAGAGCAGAACATCTCGCCCGTCGCACCATCCCGCACAGGCCCAAGTGCATGACCAGGGCGCCCCTGAGCCCCAGAACGAAAACGACGGTGGTTGACCCCGTCGAGAGTGCTACTTTTCGCGTACAGCGGCCACTTGCAGCCTAAATTAATCGTTACTTCTAGCTAGAAAATCCTGACAGGGCAAAATACACATGTACAATTAAAGCTGCAACAGCAGGAAGCCAGCAAACTTTAAGGTAAATACGAATAAGACGTTGTATCCTTTTCTCATCATCATCAAGGTCATGAGTTATCTTATCAACATCTTTTTTCAAGTCTTCCGGATAAGTTTCCCTCTTACCCTCGATGGAATTCAAAATAATATTTTTAGAATGCACTACTCTGCGAAGACGTCTACTTTGATTTTTCAATAGCTCAGAAACAATCCAAGACGTAATCATAAGACCAAGAACTATTATAGAACTTCGCAGAATATCTCCAGCTTTAGGAATCAAAGCGACAGCGGCGAAAGAAACAGGTATACTAAGAAGCTTTCCGGCAATATCTCCAAGAATTCCAGAAAGTTTGCTGGAAATATCTACCTCCGCCTCTGCAACCTCTCTCTTTGCCTTATGAAAGGCGAATCCACTTATATATACAGCAAGATTCTTATCAAACGTTTCGAGAAAGTCACCCCAGTTTCTCACAAGATAATGAAACGGCTTCTCGCTTTCAGGCTTCCCTTTTACAAACTCCGATACAGTATTTCCAAAAACCCCAACCTTCTCTCGATAGTGAGCATCCTTGGATTGGTCAGAGTCGCACAAATCTATCAGGCGCGAAACCTCTATATCCTGTGCCAGTTCAAGAATCTCTTCGTCAACCATTGTTTCAAGAACTAACGCCTGAGAGACCCCAACTTCTTCAGGCTTAATAAAAACGAGTCGAAAAAATCTGCTCTTAGCTTTTGCATCATGGTAGTGAGCAAGCTTGGATAAGCTATCAATCAAGCAGCAAATTTTTTTCAGACTATCTACGCTAGGGTTTGCATCAGAAGAACCAGCAAAATAATCTTCTTCTACAAGGTAAAAGTCTGCCGGAAACTGGCCTTTCCCAATCTTAGGATCGTTTTTCAGAAGATCAGCTATATTCTGGTGAAACGTTTTTTCCGAGCTCCTGTGGGGCTTCACTTCAAACTGAAGCTGTCCAGATGAATTTGGAAGCTTACTAGGATCACCATCATAATCTTCATCATTGAAAACCAGTTCATTAAAACGCCCCATCCCACTCTTAGAGATTTCTAAGATCAGCTCCCGAACCTCAGACAGTTCCACCGAGCCGCTGAAACTCCCTTTGCTGAGAGTGGGACGCTCAACGATACGATAAAGTTTCACCAAAGATAAAATAGACACTATTCACTACTCGTCAGTATCATTGTCATTGGCCTCATCTTGACCGAACTCGTCGAGCGCCTCTCGTATTGCCTCATCCATGCTCTCGGGAATTCTAGTAAGTGTAACTGTGCCATCTACCCTATTATAATAAACATCTGCTGCTTCGTCTTCACCCAAGGCAGATTTTTCAAAAGAAAATTTCCAACTATCACCAGCGCTTGTGATTCGAGTATACCTATTCAACATCCTTTTACTTACAGGAAATTCTGCCGGAACAGCTACAGCTTCGCTGTTCAAGCGTTCCATGTAGCTCTCCAATAGAGCTTCAGCCTGATCTGCCAAGGCATTAGGTATATTTCGGGTCACAATATGGCCGACTTCTGATAGCTTGACCGACTCACCACTTTCCTCTTTTTCAGTTAGATAACCAACAAGCTCACTGACGAAATCCTCTCGACTTCCTCTTAACCCCTCGTTCTCTCGAAAGAACTTTTTTGACTCCCTCAGCAAGTTGTCAGTAGCTCGAGCTGGAGCAGTTCCCGGAGCACATCCAAGAGCAGTAACGAAATAGCCCGACGCCGACTTTGCAGAGCCGGAACTAATAAAGCTAAGGTAATTCAGCTCACGGCGTTCTTCAGCGCTGGCATTATCAAATTCAGACATCTTGGAGAAATTAATCTTGGCCGCCTGATGAAGCTTACTAAGATCAAGTTGCTCAAGCTCTTCCGGCTCAAGGTCTTCTGTCAAAGTCAACCCAGGAGTCTTCTTTATCATTGCCATCAAGAAGAATCTTTCCTGCTGACTAACAAAGTCAGAAAAAACTATGTATCCACCGGTCGCAAACTGACTACTAGATGCTTTGTCGTAGAGGCGTCCCATAGCTGATCTGGTCAGGGCTATAAACTGGTCATCTGTGGGACCATCAAGACCTCTGTAACCTTCAAAATCATCCGGAAACGCTCCCCGACCATCACCTGCAACGAAGGTTCCATAGTGAGCACTATTGTGACGAGTCCCGTAAATATCAATCACGCCTTCAAGCAGCTTCACTACTGCTTCATTTTCTCGGTCCAACACAGCGTTTCTGTAATTCGTAGGCTGTATATCCTGCTGCTTTTCTTTGATAAGTTCGTGGACAATGACTTTATTTATTTCCATTTCCTTTCCCCACACCAAATCCAAAAATGAATATACGTTTTTTATAAGTAAAATTGGACTATCTACATTTACGAAATGGCCAATCTTGCTCTGTGAACCACCACTCCGCGACATTCTGCTGCAGATGCAAACACCGACTCACTGGGTCGCACGGTCGGAATCAGCAGCAGTCGTCCACCCATGCGATGACACCGGAACACGCGAAGCGCATCCTCCGACTGAACGATGACCAGGTCGTCATGCTGTATCGGGCGAGACTCGTCAACGACCAGCAGGTCACCCTCGATGACATCTCCCTCCACGCCCGCTTCATCGTGCACTTCAACGAGGTAGCGCATAGGCGAGAGCAAGTTGGCATCGAGCTCGATGGATTGCGGCAGGAACTCCGGCAAGGCCGGGCCCAGGTATTGCACTCGCATGGCAACCTCAATCGAAGCTGAACGACTGGCGGTTGTCTGCGGCCTGGGTCTCCATTTCGATGCAGCCGCCCAGAGTGCTGTAGCTGCCGGAGCCAGTCACGGTTGCGACTTCTTCGCACTGACGCCTGACCCCGCCGGGGATCGACGCCCATTCGCTCTTGAGGCGGTTGTAGGCACTCTGCTCCATCTGGATGCAGCCGTTGTAGGTGACGTTGCTGAACTCGCCGCCGATGCTGGCGACCATCTCGCACTGTGTCTCGACATCGAAGCGAGGGATCTCGTCGGCGAAGGCTGCCATGGGAAGGCAACCCGCTAGCACTGTGGCTTGTAGTACACGCTTCATCCTTGTTCTCCCTGCGTATTCGCCCTCTTCACGGGGCCCGTTTTTGCGCGCATGCGCCGAAGCTACTCGGCGCCAATGTGATTTGACGCCTACGCGATCCTGCCGATGCGGATCTCGCAGCGCCCCAGGATCTCCACGTCGCGGAGTTGCTCGGGGCGGATCATTTCCGGCTGGTAGTGGGTGTTGTCGCTGATCAGGTAGAGGGCCCCGCCGGCCAGACGCTGAACCCGCTTGATGCGACGCTCGCCGCTGACCAGCAGCAGAAACACCCCTTCCTGGCGCACGTCCTGGTTGGCGCGGTCCACCAGCACCCAGTCGCCATCCGAGAGCGTGCCCTCCATCGAATCACCGCGCACCTTGACCCCCGCCACCTGGGCGGCACAGAGCCCCAACGCCGATAGCTGAGCCTCGGGGAAGTACAGCGCTCCCTCGACACGTTCCTCTTCGAGTGAGCGGCCGTCGCCAGCGGCGCCCTCGACATCATAGAGCTTGACCTCTGCCAGCCCGGGAGCCGGTGCCGTGGCTGCCTCCACAGGAGCGCCGTCATTGACGCGAACGGCCTCACGACCATCGAACGAACTACTATCGGTCGAACGAATACCTGTAACGAGATACTGAATATCGACGCCGACCTTGGCGATTTTCTCGAGATAAGCCGTATCTGGGTGCCTTTTACCCCTCTCATAGTTCGATTGAGCAAATTTTTTGACGCCCCCAACCTCCCCAAAAGCCTCTTGTGACAGGCCTAAGCGGGCTCTCTCTTCGCGTATCCGCTCACCTAAGTTGCTCGATTGCACACAGGCACCCTTGACAGTTGTCCATTCGAATACCATCATTCCATTAACAAACACGAACCCACACAGGTTAACACAATGGCCATTACCCGCGATCAGGCCCGTAAGGAGCTGGAACGACGCGGCATCAGCATCGCCGAGTTCAGCCGCTCACATGACCTCAACCCCAATCTGGTCAGCGACTTGCTAGCCGGTCGCAAGAGGGGCCTGCGCGGAGAGGCCCACCGTGCCGCCGTTCTCCTCGGTATCAAGGACGGCGTCATCGACGACGTCGAAGACTTCCCGCCCTCGGCGCCCAGTGAGTAACCCATTCCATTCCTGACCTGCTGCATAAGGACATCCGCCATGTACCAGGACCCAAAACGCGTTCGCTCCCGCTATGGAGCTATCAACCTCGACCAGTACGAAGCCCGGCTTATCGACGCCCTGGTGGACTACACCGGCCTCGACAAGGCCGCCCTGCTCCGTCAGCTGGTGTTGAAAGAAGCGCTGGAGACGCTGGGCGTTGCCGACCTCGATACCCGCACTTTGCAACCGCGGGCGTCGTGAAGGCAGGCCTTTTTAAGGACCTCAAGGAGCACTGGATTTATGGCTGACGCCTCACTCCATGACGAACTGCGCCTTCCGATGGATGACGAGCTCGAAGCCGTGCTGGAACAGGTTCGAGTCCAGCAACACCTGGCAACCCTGGAAGAAGCCGCCGAATGGCTCGTGCGCCGCCGCTTGCGCAAGGGAACCCAGGGACTGACCGGGCGCGGGCGCGCCCTCTACCTCGCAGGGAGACGATAACCATGAGCATCCAACACCAGAACAAGCACCGCATTCCGTGCCCCCACTGCGGCAATACGGCTCGCATCCGCAAGAGCCAGGGCCTCACGCCGGTGTATCGCGAAGCGGTCATTGAGTGCCGCAACGAGGACTGTGGTTGGCGCGGCAAGCTGTCGATCGAGATCACCCACACCATCGCGCCGAGCGACATTCCGAACCCCACGGTGCGCCTGCCCCTGGTGCCCCGGCTGCGGGAACTCGCCCTGGCCCAGCCGGCCGTCGCCAACGCCTGACGCACGCTCGTCGACCCACGATCTACAGGAGACCGCTCATGACTTCAGTTACCGCTCTGCACCGCCCGCACCTGGACGCCTATAACCTCGCCGCCGCGCGGCTGTTCCGCGACCGCTGGGAGAACCGCGTCACCGCCCTGGGTAACTGCATCGAACACTTGGTCGTCGACCATGAAATGACCGAGGAGGCCGCCGAGCTTACGGCCATCCAGGCCTATGCCGACCTCGAGGCCACCAACCAGCTGGCCCGCGTCGACATCGATGCCAGCACCTCCCACGTGGTGGTGGTGCGCACCGAAGGTGGCCGCCCGGTGATGTTCACCGTCACCGACCTGATGCGCATCCTCGCCCAAGCCCGCGAGGAGGAGCGCGCCGTGGTCGTCGATCGCGACCGGCGCCGCCCCGTGGTGCTCGAGTACTGAACCAGGTTCCCGCCGCCCCTTCACCACGTTCTCCACCACGACATAAAGGAGGCACAGCGTGAATCCATCGCTGCGCCAGGACATCCTCGCGCGTTTGAAGCGCGACTACCGTGCCGAAGAGCGCGGCCCGTACCTGCAGAAGGTGCAATGCCCCGACTGCGGAAAGCGGGAGGCCTATATCGCCACCGAGGCGCCGTGGATGCTGAAGTGCGGGCGTGAGAACAACTGCGGCAGCCAGCTCCACGTCAAGGAGCTGTTTCCCGAGTTCTTCGCCTCCTGGTCTGAGCGCTACGCGCCCCGCCCCGATCAATCGCCCCACGAGACGCCGGCCAGCGCCACCCCGGTGGCGGATGGCTACCTGCGCGACGGCCGCGGCTTCGAGCTCGAGCGCATCCAAGGCTGGTACAGCCAGGAGAGCTACTGGAAGCCCAAGGTGGGCGGTAGCGCCACGGTGCGCTTCACCCTGCCCGGCGGTGCCTACTGGGAGCGGCTGCTCGACAATCCCGAACGCTTCGGCAAGCAGAAGGCCAACTTCGTCGGCCGGTACAAGGGCGACTGGTGGCAGCCGCCGACCCTGACGGCCGCCGACCTGGTCGAGGCCGGCGAGGTGTGGATCGTCGAGGGCATCTTTGACGCCATCGCCCTCTACCACCATGGGATCGCCGCGGTCTCGGCGATGAGCTGCGCCAACTACCCGGATTCTGCACTCAAGGCCCTGGCCGATGCCGCCCATGCCGCCGGTACCGCGCGCCCCACCCTGGTGTGGGCGCTGGACGGCAACCGTGCTGGTCAGAACGCCACCCTCAAGCACGTCCAGCGGGCCCAGGCGGCAGGCTGGGAGTGCCGCGCCGCACAGATCCCCGGCGGCGGCCGCCACGACTGGAACGACTGCCACCAGCGCGACGAACTCACCGAGCAGCACCGCGAGACTTACCGCTACCACGGTGCCCTGCTGCTGGCTCCCTCGGCCATGGCCAAGGCGCTGATCATCTACAAGCGCACCGAGCGCCGAGAGTTCTGGTTCGAGTACAAGCGCCAGGTGTGGTGGTGGAAGCTCGACGTCGATGCCTTCGATCGCGCGGTGCGCGCCGAGGGCGAGGACGGCGGCGACCAGCAGAGTCTCAACCCAGCGATCCGCGACGCGGCCCTCGAGCAGGCCGGCAACGTCAAGCGCATCTGCACCTGCTTCCCCACGGCGCTCTACTACCAGGCCAACGCCATCACCGACGAGAGCTGGTACTACTACCGCGTCGAGTTTCCCGACGGCCGCGCCCCGGTGAAGAACACCTTCAGCGGCGGCCAGCTGGCCAGTGCCTCCGAGTACAAGAAGCGCCTGCTCGGCGTGGCACCGGGCGCGGTGTGGACCGGCACGAGCCAGCAGCTCGACACCCTGCTCCAGGACCAGATCGGCAACATCAAGACCGTCGAGACCATCGACTACATCGGCTACAGCAAGGAGCACGGCGCCTATGTGTTCGGCGACCTGGCCGTGGCCGGCGGCAAGCTGGTGCGCATCAACAGCGAGGATTATTTCGAGCTCGGCCCGCGCAAGCAGCTCAAGACCCTGAGCCAGTCGGTGACCCTGCACCTCAATCCAGACCGCGAGGCCTACCAGACCGGCTGGACCAACCAGCTGCTCGGCGCCTTCGGCAGCAAGGGCGTGGTGGCCCTGGCCTACTGGCTGGGCAGCCTGCTCGCTGAGCAGATACGCGCCGAGATGGGCTCGTTTCCCTTCCTCGAGATCGTCGGCGAGGCCGGCGCCGGCAAGTCCACGCTGATCGAGTTCCTGTGGAAGCTGGTCGGTCGCCGGGACTACGAGGGCTTCGACCCGTCCAAGGCCACCATGCCGGCACGCAGCCGGAACTTCGCCCAGGTCTCCAATCTGCCGGTGGTGCTGATCGAGTCGGACCGCGAACAAGAGGGCGGCGCCAAGCAGAAGCAGTTCGACTGGGACGAGCTCAAGACCGCCTTCAACGGCCGCTCGATCCGCGCCCGGGGCGTGAAGAATAGCGGCAACGACACCTACGAGCCCCCCTTTCGCGGCTCGATCGTGATCAGCCAGAACGCCGCCGTGCAGGCCGGCGAGGCGATCCAGACCCGCATCTGCCACCTGCATTTCACCCGCGAGGGGCAGAACCGCCAGACCAAGGAGCTCGCCGAGGCCCTGGAGAAGGCCGAGCTCGAGCACGTCAGTCAGTTCGCCCTGGACGTGGCACAACGCGAAGCCGAGCTGCTCACGCGGATCAACGAGCGCGCCAGAACCTACGCCGAGCGCCTCGCCGAGGACCCGGACGTCAAGGTGCTGCGCATCGCCAAGTGCCACGGCCAACTCGCCGCCCTGGTCGAGTGCCTGGGACCGGAAGGCCTGGGCCTGTTCAACACCCAGACGATCGATGTGGCCGCCGGCCATGTCTGGCAGATGGCCCGGGAACGCCAGCAAGCGATCAACGCCGATCACCCGCTCGTGGCCGAGTTCTGGGAGGCCGTCGACTACCTCGAGGGACTCAGGGCCGAGCCGGTGCTCGATCACTACGGCGGCGAGGGCGATCTGATCGCCATCAACCTCAAGGACTTCGAGCGGGCCTGCGGCGAATACAAGCTCCGGGTGCCCGAATTGCGCGAGCTCAAGCGTTACCTCAAGGCCAGCAAGACCCGCAAGTTCGTCGACGCCAACCGCACCGTGCGCTCCCGCATCCGCCTCAACGGCGCGAGCGTGAAGTGCTGGGTGTTCCAGGCATAGCAGGTAGAGAAAGGAGGCCCATATGCAGCGCACCTACTCACTCGACCAGGCCGCCGGCCTGCTGAACATCGGCCGCAATACCCTGGCCCGCCGCCTACGCGAGGCCGGCGTGCTGGGAGCCGACAACCTGCCCGCCGGACGCTACCGCGGCAACACTCGCCTGGTGTTGGTGGCCACCGGCACCTACTGGCACCCCATCTGCGGCTGGACCCACTACGGCCGCACCGAACTCACCGATGCCGGACTCGACCACGTGGCCGACAGGCTCGGCATCGCCATCGATCACCTGCCCGCGCATCACGCCCACCGGGCAGCACAACAACCGCACCACGCAAGGAGCGCATCATGAATCGCGAAACCCGCATGCCCAAGCTCACCGAACGCCTGAGCGAGCGAAACCGCCAGGCTCTAGAAGCCATGCACGCCGCCGAGGCCGACGCCGAGCAGCGCTTGGCCAGGGTCGAAAAGCTCGGCCCCACGGCACTGCTGCGGCTCGTCGCCGTCGCCCAGGGCGACAGCGGTCAGAGCCACCACTGCCGCCGGATCCTGCTCGCCGTCTACAACGGCCCCGAGTGGCCCCTCGAACTCACCCGGCTGCGAGTGATCGACCGAGACCTTCAGGAAGCCGCCCTGGTCGTCATCGAGTGGGCCACCTACACCGGCCGCGAGCTGCACGAGTACCTGGACGACGGGGACCGCCTGATGCAGCGCTTCTGGCTCATCGAAAACGGCGGGGAGGGCTGAGCCATGGCCGACAACGCCGACATCGCCAACGAGATCCAGGAGCGCCACCTCGAGGGCGCCCTGACCAACCGCCCCCGCTGGATCGGGATCGACTGGGCCGGAAGCGACGAATGCGAGGAATGCGGCGACGAGATCCACGCCGCCCGCCGCCAGGCCGCGCCCTGGGCCACCACCTGCATCGAGTGCCAATCCATCCGCGAAAGGAGGAACCGCCATGTCTCCTAACAACATCCAGGCGCTGATCAACACCAGCGTCACAGACGCGAAGATCTCCATGGAAGGCGGTATCGAGAACGACCCGGCATATGCTGCCCACACGGCAACCGAGCTGCTAAGAGCGATCCAGGGAAAGGAAGGCCAGGCCAGCCGCCGGAAGATGGCCGCCGCCGTCGCCCGCAAGGCGATCAAGGAACTGGAGAAGGAGCCGCTGGCATGAGCAGTACCATCGATCCTCGCGACTACACGATCATCAGGGCACTCGGGGCTCTAAGCCTCAACGTCCCGAACGTTGAACTTGCCCGCGCCTTCCTGAGCGATAGCGGTGCCGGAGAGCGGATCCACGCAGCCGTCGAAGTCGTCAATCACAGCCGAGCCAAGCGAGACGCACAGATAGCGTGGCAAACCGCCTACGAGATTCGGGACCGCATGAGCCGGGTGCTTGATCGCCAGCTGGATGAGAAGGCGCTCGAACTGATCGAGGACATCGCTGCCGAGTACTCGATGGCGCATCACCAGAACGAGGATAGGCAGAATTCTTCACATGATAAGGATGATGGTCGGCATATTGAGCAGAAGCTTGCTCACTCTAGCCAGGGGGTGACATGACGCAACCGATACCGAAAGGCGGGCCGATGGCCCGCCAGGCAGCCATGCTCTGCCAGGACAGCGCCTTCAGGCTCTATTTGGATCGGCGACGCCGTCACAAATTCGGCATGACGGAAGGCACCCTGCCCGACGGCACCCACAACGAGCAGGATGCCCGGGACTGGCTGTGCGCCGCCTGCGGCATCCAGAGCCGCGCCGAGCTGGATCACAGTCCCGAGGCGGAGCGCACCTTCCATCAGATTCGCACCCGGTTCAACCACTGGCGAACCAGGAACCGCGTCACCAACCAGAGAACAGGGAACGAAGGTCCATGAAGACTGAATTTCTGCTGATGGCCCAGTACGAGAGGGTGCTGATTCCCCTGGAAGTCTTTGCCAAGGACATCATGGGCGTCGAGCTCCAGACGGCACGCAACCGAATCGCCGCCGGCACCTTCCCGGTACCGCTGACCCGCACAGGCCGCCAACCGATGGTGCATATCACCGATGCCGCCAAGTACATCGACCAGCAGCGAGAGGGCGCAGCCTAG